CTAAAACGCTAAAGACACCTCGGATCATCGGGATGGAACCCGCTGCAAATCAATATATGCAGCAGGCACTCCTTCGCGAGATCCTGGATGCGATATCGAGGGTTGACTACCTCGACCGCATGCTCGGATTCCGTGACCAAGGCCCTAATCAGGCAATGGCCATGGAAGGTTCTCTAAAAGGGAACCTTGCTACGCTCGACTTGAGCGAAGCTTCCGATCGTGTCTCTAATCAGCATGTACGGCTACTACTCGACGGATACGACCATCTATTTGATGGCGTAGACGCTTGTAGGAGCCGAAAGGCTGATGTACCTGGTCATGGCGTTATACGCCTAGCCAAGTTCGCGCCTATGGGTTCAGCCCTCTGTTTTCCTTTCGAAGCCATGGTCTTTTTGACCGTGGTCTTCCTGGGGATCCAGAAAGGGCTCAACACATCACTCTCCCTTAGCGACATTAAGTCGTTTAAGGGGTCGGTGCGCATCTACGGGGACGATATTATCGTCCCCGTGGACCATGTGCAATCCGTTGTCGATATGCTACATACTTTTGGGTATGTAGTTAATACCGGCAAATCTTTCTGGACTGTGAAGTTCAGAGAGAGTTGCGGAAAGGATTACTACGACGGCCAAGACGTGTCTTACGTCAAGGTACGTCGTGTATTTCCTACCCAACGGACGCACGTCAACGAGGTGATAAGCATCGTTTCGCTTCGCAACCAGCTCTATTGGGCTGGATGCTGGCGGACCGTTGCTTGGTTGGATAAGGTGATCGAGGATGTAATTCGTTACTTTCCTCGTGTCACCGAATCCTCACCCGTTCTAGGTCGCCAATCCGTACTGGGCTTTGAAACCCAGCGGATCGGAGAGCACCTGCATAACCCTCTAGTCAAGGGTTATACAGTGTCATCGGTATTGCCGAGAGATTCTCTCGACGGTGCTGGTGCCTTGCTCAAATGGTTTTTGAAGGAGGGTGATGAGCCCTTCTTCAATCGTGACCATTTGGAACGTGCGGGACGAAGTCTAGCCGTCCACATCACGCTAGGCTGGAGTTCTGCCATTTAAATGGCAGTACCGGCTTAAAGCCGGTGGGAGATCAAGTGCCAGTGGCCGTCTATAGGTGTTCTACCTGTATACGGACCTCTGTACGAAATCACCCTTGCGGGAAG